TTCGGAGAATAAGAATACTCTCCAGCCCACACACCAATATGTTCACCATAATACCAAATACCCTGTCCATCTTCTGGTTGTCGTTCAAAAAAACTAATCCATTCCATTATTTAGTTACCTCAATACTCCACTTAGTCCCCTTCAACTCAGCAATAACACACATATCCAACTTAACCAGTTCGGCCACAATTTCGGCCAACCTTTCAATCTCGTTAATATTTAAGTAGATCATACCCAACCCTCCGGCATAGAAATTTCATTCAGTCCCATATGATACTTAACCTCAGACTTTTCAAATGGTTCCCATTGAAGTATCCCATCATCATACTCACCATGAGTCCATTCGCCCCATTCTTTATTGTCAATATCCCAACACAACATTATTGGTCTGTTATATCCAACAGCAGCACACAGATAATATCCCGGTGTAATCGGCTCATTAGGATTCCATCTCATACTTTATATCCTCATCACTATCTTTTCATACCCACTAATCAAATCAGTCACCGTTATACCATACTTCTCTGCTAAAGTCAATGCGTCTTTTTTAGCAGGACTCCTGATCATCATTGGGTTTTTAAGCACCCTAAGAACATAAACTATCGCTGCGTTTCTGTCTGATTCTTCTTTATTCATGCTCCGCAGCCTCCTCCACAACCTCCCATAAAGAATCTCCCAGATATCTTAATTCTAGATTCTCAAGCCTCGCCATCCTGACGATATCTTCTCCACTATGATTAATCAAATCTTTCGGATTGACATCAATTAGATCACAAACTTCCTCGATATCCAACAATTTACTCATAAAAAGCTTCTCTTTCCTCTAGAACATTTGCTATTGAGATTCTAACTTCGACCCATTCGTCTAGGCTGGTAAAATCTTCAAGGCTTTCGGCCAACTCACTATCCTCATAGCATTCTACGATATACTGACCCCAACTCTCATAGTTATCATGGGCAAGTTGTTTTGCTTCAGCAATCAATTCTTTTGTAGCAATCATTATCTTTCTCCTTTGTATTGTAACCAGCGAACCATTTACGATCCGGTTCTATACTCCACTAATACCCGATATTTTTAACCCTTGGGCCAGGTAAACACTAGTGGAAACCGTCCACGGAAACCTCCCTGAGATTGTTCATGAAGCAATCTGTCTGGCTCTTGGGAACGATTACTGATTGTTCGGTATCCGGCTGTTATTTCAGCGATCCTATCCGATGAAGGATAAGACACGGTTTTAGCGCCGTGGTGTTAATTCACTCCATTACCCGATGAAGGATAATACCGGATTGTATTGGCCGTGATCTGGATGCAATCCCACATAGATTGGTACTTCTATCCAACGTATAGCCCCGTTGGCAACCCCACTGTAGCCTCTAACCACAATAGGTTTATCGAAATAGGCTATCCCAATCTAGTCCCTTGGCATGGACTCACGGATGTTTGTATTATAACGTGGTGAGGACGCGACCCCCCATAGATTGGCACTACTATCCAGTGCGTAACCGGCACCGTCAGCATCATCGCTGCCGCGACATGCGATGCTTATCGTAATGAGTTACCCAACCTAGTCCAAGGCATGGACCCACGAGTTTTGTATTGTAAAGCAGATAGGGTTGAGCCATACTCGACAGCCATTTAACCGTGGCTTCTTTGATATCATTCTGCCAGCGGCCCTCATCTGCTTATGTGCTAAGTATACATCTATTATCGTCACTTGTCAAGAGCTATCTATAGGAATTCCAAAAATTTTTTAGAGTTGATGTAACCCTATGATACACAAGCACTTACAGCAAGTCCGGCCCGCCGCCCTATCCCTAAGTTCTTTAAGGATAAGGACTTACGACTAATAGTCTTCGGCCTCAATAGGCTCGTCAGCATAGTAGTTGGAGTTGGTCAACACTTCCGGCCTATACTTACTCAACTTTTTATCCAGACAATCCAAACAAACCCTACCCAGTGGAATCCCCCTAGCATCACTTTCCCACCAACTTTTCTTGCCAGACCCACATGGACAAACTCTCATGATATCCCCTTAGTTATTACTAGCCCCAATAGACTCACGAACCCTAACCACCCCATCCCTCTTGGCAATTTCAAGAGCCCTACAAAAGAACTCAAAGAAAATATCCAGTTCTTGGTGCATAGACTGCTCATCAACAGTAGCAGCATTAAGCAAACGAATGGAAAAATCGGCCACGCAATCACAAACAGCCATACGTTCATCATCTGTCAACATAAAACTCTCCCTTTCTGCCCAATATACTCTATTAAAGACTCTTTGTCAAGCCCCGACTACTGGCTGACTATACCCACTCAGCCCGACCCGCTAGGGTTAGGTGGGACAACTATGACTGATTCGCTCAATCAGCAAATTTTTTCCATAAAGTTTTTCGGCCTGACACAACGCATGATAGGTACTGTACGCATTAACATATCCTACTACCTTGTTACCCTTCATGACCATATAAGTATCGGTACTCATTCGTCATCCTCCTCTTGTGTTCCTGCAAACATGGTTTCCCACTCCTGAGCATCGATTCCCGTTTTGAGAATCTCACGCTCATCAGCATTCAGATATGGGAAAGCAACTTGAATCAACTCACCATTGATCCAACGATTAGCATCGTCAATTCGCGTGACTATTCTAAACTCACGACCACCAGTGGACAACCCACTAAACTCAACCATACCCTCATCATTTACCTTGCGAGTTACCGAATCCGTCAAAGCATATGGCGTAAACAGCATCTTTTTCTCCTTTTGATTCTTTGTATTCTACACTACTATTATCGGCTTGTCAATAGCCATAATTCTTGCGAACCCAAGAAAGAATAGTTTTTGGCTCACACCAAGCCACATAAGGCTGCTCTACAGAATGAGCCCAGGTATACGCGACTTGCGAACCTAGCCAGCCCAAGATAATTCTTCCGGCATAATTCTTGCCAACCACAAGCTTAGCATTCTTATTGATTTCAACCAGATCACCCGGCTTTTCTTCAATATGACTAAGCATAGTTTCATAATCATCATTCTTGCAGCCACCAATAGGACAGATAAAATAGCACATAAATTAGCTCCTGTTCAACGATTCTACTCTATTATCGACCTTCTGTCAAGTGTTTCTTTAATTAATCTCTAAGTCTATATCTCATAAGGACTTACGACGCGCCGGGCGGGCCGACCTCGCCCTAAGTCCTTTGGTGTCAAAGGGTTAGGGGTTGGTCAGTCAGTAGGCAGAGACTGCTAGTTTTTAGAACAGGTTAGCAAACCCGCTCTTGAACAAAGCACCGGCCAGCAACGGCTTTCGGCACTTGGTTACTCGCTCTGCGTAGAAATTACGCACTTTCCCATCAGCAGTCCTACATGTGATGAGATTAGTAGTACGCACAAACTCAGGATCATTGATACGATACCGACTCTTGCGATTCAGTCTCGAAATCTGGTCAGCAGTCAACGTCTGCTTGCCGATCACCTTAGCAAGAAAACGCTCATGCGTTCCGTGCAACGGCTGCTCGTAAACAAAGTTGAAAACCTGACCCTCTTGGGCATTCGCCAAGCTAGCCTTCGATCCACCGTAGACCGAATAGAAGACGAAACCCACAACAGCAACGGCAGCAGCCGCAAAAATCGCACCAAACAAAAACGCATCGTTCATAGAAACCCTTTCAAATTGAAAACCAATCACAACATCCATTCCACAAGTCTACACTACTTATCGGCATTTGTCAAGCAGGAACTCTAGAAAAACTTTCTTCCCAGTATTCTTGCAATTCCGGAAGATTCACAGCAGAATCACGCCATGCAATACCATCGGGAGTTTCGTAAGCCAAATCTTTACCATGATCCATTTCCCTCAAAACTTCCACAAATTCATTATAGCTCAAGCAACGGGCTGCAAGATGATTCAGACCTTGATCATTGCTTATCCACAAAATCACATTCCACGTTTGATAACTAGCGTAACCGTGATATGTTCCATCGGGACTCATGCTTCACTCTCTCTTTCTTCTATATCGTATTCTACTATCTATTATCGTCTATTGCAAGGGGTAAACTTGAATCTTAATAGATTGTAAGGATTGATGTAAAGTGTTGCAGCATAAAGACTTACAGCAAGCCCGGCCCGCCCCGTCGGCCCTAAGTGCTTGAACACAAAGGGTTTACGACGAGAGATTATTTTTTTACTCAAAATCAACAAAGATGATCTGAGCATAGCCGCGAGGCTTAACGGTATAGCCGTCGCCATAATCATAGGTTTCAGCCTTGACCGCTGTCATACCGGCCAGAGCCTTAGCCTTACGAATAACACTACGCTGGCTAGCATTCTTCTTGGGGATAAACTCATAACGATTCACCCAACCATAGTTAGCTTCACCACCGTAAGTATCAGTATGAGTAACGACGCACTTCATTTAACGAGTTCCTTTGCTTTCAGGGTTTCAAGATACAACTGTTCCAACATCTTCACACGACTTACTGCACGATCAGTCTCACGATTCATGAGTATAACAGCTCTTTGGTGTGCTGTCAATACCTTTTTCTTTTTAGTTTTCATTTGCTATACTCCGGCTTGTAGTGCTTCTGCATAGCTAACTTCACTTCATTCAAACCACGATAGTGACCAACATAGGTCAATTCTGGTTTGAGATAATACAACACGAAATGATTCCAGTCAAGAGGTTTCGGAATATAGACCACCCTAAAGCCCATCAACCCAGCATCGAACTCCAAATCATCAACCTCATTCTTGCTCAACTGTCTCATTTTTATTCCTCAATTTCACTTACATAGCACTCACAACCAAACTCATAGCCAGCCTTACGTTTGGCTTCACTCTCACTACGACAATCAACAACCGTACCAAGATGCTTGTTGTCGCTCTTGCGATAGACCACATACACTCCCGTATCATGACGATTGTATGGATTAAAACGACCTTCGTAATACCTACTCATTCTTCACTCTCTCTTTCTCTAATACCTTATATCGACATTTTAGCATACGGATCTTTAGCTGTCAAATGCAAAGTTTTCTTGCAATGTCGTAAGGTTGATGTAAAGTATTGCGGCGTAAAGACTTACATCAAAATCGGCCCGCCCCGCCAGCCCTAAGTGCTTACACACAAAGGGTTTAGGGCGAGTGCTTAGAATTTTCCTCCAAAATCTGGACTAATTCCAAGTTGCTCCTGAACATCCTCATCGTCCAAAGTATCCTCATCCATCATGAAATCCAGATCATCAAAAAACATTTCCAGTTCTGGCTTACCACGATTACTCAAGAGAATAACAAAATCATATAAGAGAAAATAAGCTGTAGCTTGCACCCAAGACTCGACACATCCTGAGTGAAGTTCGATAGTATCTCTATTAGAGAAGATATATTCGATAGCTGCACACTTGATGTTATCGTCCATATCACACCATACAGGAATTTGTTCATTATACTTATTCAGTTCATATGACAACTCGTTATCTTTTTTCCAATACTTATAGTTCTCGTATGTAGCTTCAATTATGCTAGTGGCAATCTTTCGATATTGCATTATCCGTTTCCTTTCAATTAGTCGTTATATGGGCCATCATCGTTGTAATCAACGAATCCGACAGCCTCATCTGCGTGGAAATCTTCTATTCCATCATCACCATAGTAACCGTAATCCTCGTCGGTTCCCCATCCAGCGGAAGCCAACGCAGACTCAGCATCACCATCCATACTATCATCAAACGAATCATCAGAATCATTCTCCAGATCATCATTTCCAGCCCAATAATCATTAGTACGATCATCAGCGTCGATACCATAAAAATCTTCAAGATCGTCGTATTCGTAGCTCATGGTCAATCCCTCACGATGGTAGTAATGTAAAACAAACCAACATAGCCAACAACGAAAGCAATCGCACTAAGCATCAGTATACTCCTCTGGAACAAAGTCGTCAATAGCACCAACAACATCGGCCCAATCCCAAAAGTTGACTTCCACACTAGGATCGTCGATAGGCTCGACCATCGGCTCAACAATCCCCGCTTCGGCCATGTCATTCAGAATGTCGTTGATCTCGTCGAAGTTCAGCATGATTCTGGTTCCTGTGGTTTCCGTTCGTGATGCTGGTATTCTACACTTATTATCGGCCACTGTCAAGAGATATCTGTAGAAAATCTTCAAAATATTTTTGGCATAGTCTGTCAACGCTGGTCGTATTCATACCAGAAATCTTCTGCGTCGATTTCCTGCTGGATTTCCGCACTAGAGGTGAAACCGGGATGCTCAACATTTTCCGTCGCAGGATTGTCCTCGCAAGCACAACAATGCTCAAAAGGCCCACAATCAGCATTACATTGCAAACAGTAGAAAGTATTCGGCATGAGACATTCCTTGGTTGGTGTTGAGATGCTAGGATTATACATATATTATCGTCTATTGTCAACACCCCTCAACAGGAAAGTTTCCTTACAATGCTGTAAGTTTGTCGTAAAGTGTTACAGCATAAGCACTTACGTTTCGCGGGGCGGGCCGAACTCGACGTAAGTCCTTACTGATGAAGGAGATACGTCATGGTGCAGCCAAGGATAAAGCACACCCCCAACAATATGTAGTCACTCACTTTCATCATTTTCCTCCATATACATGATATTTGACATACTAGCATACAGTACGATACCACAAATATAGCCGAAAGCAACGCTAATAAAATCAAACTGATACATCCCTGTATCTCCATTTTGTTTAAGTAGTCAATCCCCATATCCTACCCAGAAATCATCACCCTTATCATCTTTCATAAGAGTATAACCCCTAGACTTCATACTCTCATACTCATCAATCCTCTGCCAAACTTCCCCAACAATAGTAAGAAAATAAGCAAAGAACAAAACACCAGACATAGCAGCCATCCACACCCACACCAGAATAAAACCATTCATATTCAAGACTCCACAGTATTGGCAACATGGATCATATTCTCACACTGGTCAAGATAGCACGACCGATACTCAGTGTGTCCAATCTTCACAATCATCAACTTACCCTTGGGCTTATCTTCAACCCTACGAACCTCACCACGAAAGCTCTCACCCTTATAGTCAAACTCCACCCAATCATACCTCTGGGGTAACACAATATTGCTCATCTTTTCCTCTTGGTTACTGGTCATCTTCTCTATACCTATTATCGACATCCTACCATGCAAAACTTTAGCTGTCAACCTTACAAGTCCCACAGGGTTAGCTGACTAGCCTGACTAGGCCACGTTTCGACCCGACAGGGTTAGCTGGCACTAGCCAGAGACAAAGACTCTTCACGATACCGACGAAGCAATTCTGTGGCAAGATAGGAAATATGCTGTTTTCTCAATTCGATCATTTCGGGATCAGTATCCCTAGACAGCCTGACTTGTTCAAGCCACAGATTGTCTTGCAAAACCCTAGTGGAAAATTCTTTCATTTTCATTCTCTCTTTCTTGTCCCACAATTGTACCAAACTTTTCCGTCGCCGCCAACCCCCTCTTATACGGGGGTCGGGTGTGAGCGGTAATATTTTGCCCACAGTTCATCCATCACAAACTGGACGATCCGATCATGAGAACCACGGCAGACGTAGTATCCCATGTGGATGTCGAACAGGGCAAACGACCCATCCTCTTTGGGATGAAACGTAAACCCACACTTGTAGGCATAGCCATTGATGCTACGCTTGACGGTCGAGCTCTTCGGAGGCTTTCTCATTTTCACTCTCTCTCTTTCTTGTACTACCATTATACATCTATTATCGTCCAAAGTCAATAGGCTAGACCAGAAAAAGTTTCCTTACAATACCGTAAGGTTCGAGGTTTACGATTGGCACAGCATTTGCTGTGTTGTCGTAAGCTGTTGGTATCAAAGGAGTTACGTCAAACTCGGCCCGCCCGCCTCGCTCTAAGTCCTTTAGTAGCAAGGCTTTACGTCAAGTTTTTCGTTTTCTGTATATTCGTTCAGTACCAGCCCAAATGGGTAGGTAGAGCTTAGGGTACAACTGTACATACGTACTCTTTACCCATCGCTCAGTCTCTAGTGTAACGTCGTACACTAGTGTGCACTCGTTCATTCTTCCCCCTTGAAGCTGAACGGACTGAGTTCAAGGTGAGCAACCGCACCATACTGCTTTGTCAGTTCCTCGACACGTTCACGCGAACCCGGCTTACCAACCGGAACGATCATGGTATCCTGTCCCCCTACATAGCGGGGATTAGCCTTTTCCTTGCGAACCTTGCCCAGATTCTTCAAGGCAGTACGGTTGAACTTGATAACCTTTTCGCTCACAACGTATCGCTTCTGATCGGTCACGCCATAGACGTAATCGGTATCTTCTGTGATTCGATCATCGGGAATTTCGACCAGCATCGGAACAGCGATACCCTTGAAGATCATACGGGCTTGACGCTTGGCATTTTCGATGATGGGGAACTTGGTAGCCATGTTTTCTATCCTCTTGGGTTATCGTTCTCTTGTGCGTGTATTATACCAAACAGATTTTATGTTGTCAACCTTACAATGTCGTAAGGTTCACTCATCTTCAACCTCACCCCATTCTCCATCGTCAAGGCCGGGAATGTAGTCGGGAAGATCATTGTATTCTTCCATCGTCATGGCATTATCTTCCAACGCCTTTACCATAGCCTCATCTTCCGGAATATCTTCTACCACACCACACCATTCCTTGCAATCCATGCAAATCCCGATTCTGTCGCTACCCTCACCGGTCTCAAAACCACAACCAGCACCGCAGCAGTCAGAAACCAGATCGTAATTCAGATTTTCCATTTTATTCTCTCTTTCTCTCTTATTCTTATATCGTCATTATACCAGAGCATCGTGAGCTTGCAAGAGAAATCTAGAAATTTTATTGTCAAGAGATTTTGACAAAACTTTTCGTGATTTTGTTTACGTTTGGCACAGCATTTGCTAATTCGTCATAAGTACATATTTCATAAGGAGTTACGCCAAATCCGGCCCGCCCGCCTTGCCCTAAGTCGTTTAGGGTCAAGGACTTATGGTTAGTATACCAGATTCATATCGGCCACCACTACCCCATCCTCGTATTCTTCCCCACTTTCGAGGTACCATTGTCCCTTGCGTTGGTACACTCGTACAGGTGAATACTGATTGATTCTATCCTTAGTGGTACTCGTATGCCATCCCCCACTATTGAGGGTAGCACTATTGTCAGGATGAATCTTCACCACATAGGTACTATGTAGCATGATACCTACGCTACCATCCACAAGAATTTCTGCATAGGTATTGTTACCAACCTTGCGAGTATCCTTATTAGTCTTACCACGAACCATCTTCACTGCTTCAAAGTGTGTCATACATTTTCCTTTGTGTTAGTCGTTCAGCATGGAATGGATAGCGTTACCCACCTCATGCACAGTGTAGGTGAAGAACGCACAGAAGCTCAAAAGGCCAGCAAGTTCGACATAATCCATAATCGTAAGCACCTAAAACTCTCTTTCTTGTGTCTCTATTATACAGTATCGACGCTTTGGGCGTCAACCCTTGAATCTTGCAATCCCGTTAGGATCGAATTTTCTTGGGCTTGGGGATTCTGACCCATCCGTCAAGCTGACCACGGATCATCCACTTCGCATGGTCGAACATGAGGGGATCAGTATACACCCATTCACCACGATACACTTTCAGAACCTTGATTTCGCCATTCTCCATGACGTAATCGGCCTTGATACCACCAGCATTCACAATCATCGTTTTCATCTTTGTCTCTCTTTCTCTCTTTCTCTCTTACTTCTTATATCGACATTATACCGTACCCACCTTGAGCTTGCAAGAGAAATCCACCAATTTTATTGTCAAGAGAATTTGACAAAACTTTTCATTATTTTCCTAGGTATTGGCACAGCATTTGCCAAATCGTCGTAAGTCGTTATCCATCAAGTACTTACGTCAAGCCCGGCCCGCCCGCCTATCCCTAAGTGCTTATAGGGTAAGGCTTTAGGTCACCAAATGTAGGTATCCCCCACACCTAGCTTATTCAAGAATTTTTCCACCTGTACAAAGCTATTGAACCAAGCGATGGTATACGAGTTGCTTTTCTTGTGCTGTACAACCTTCCACCCATCCTTATCATTTCCACTTACTTGAATTGTCATGATTTTTCCTTAGCCTACGTACCAATCGTTCCCATTCTCGTCTTTCATCCTCTCAAGCCCAAGCTTACGGAAATGTCGATCCTGAAGATACTGATCAACAATTCCAAAAACTTGAGCAAAAATCCAAAATCCTACATTACCGATCACATAGAGCGTACCGAACATGAGAGCAATCGTAACGATCCACATCAGGGCGATAACGAGCGTTGTCATAATTTCCTTCTTTCTTGTTTCTCTATTATATAGTATCGGTTATGGTGTTGTCAATAGGTGAATTTAAAATTCCCCATCGTCAAGGCCCGGAATATAGTCAGCCTCGTCAGCACAAGCCTCGCACACCATATCGTAGTAGAGAGCGTTCACGTTATTGAGAATCTGATTTTCCGAACGAATCCACACACCATCATGAATCATTTCCTTCGGCTCAACCTTGAACGATGATCCAGCTTGAATCACTCGCACCTTATGCGAATCCTTACCGAAAACCTGTCGAACACCAGCCATCACCTTGTCAAGCGTAATCATTTTGTTTTCCTTTATCCTATCGTTCTCTTGTGTTTTCATTATACAGTATTTATCGACCATTGCAAGAGAAATCTTTGGATTTTCTAGAATATAATTTCATGCCAAACAAATATTTTTTATTTTTATCGTAAGTCTATATGTGGCAAGTACTTGCGTCGAATTTGGCCCGCCCGGCAAGTCGTAAGTGCTTACCTCATAAGGCTTTACGTCTTATAGAATCGTACCGTCACCACGAATACGATACATGATGCCGCCAATACTGTACAGGCATATACCCTCACCCATGTGCTGTACAAATGTAGCAGAATAACCGTGTCGAGCAACTAGGCGGCGGATGGTGTTTTGTACTTGAATGGTCATCGTATTCCCTCTTGTGTTGATTCTATCATAGCTTATCGGCTATGTCTCTGTCAATACTGTACATTGTTCAGTAGTAGAGATAGTCACTCAGGATGTTTCCGTCACGATCAACGGTGATGCCCTCACCCTCGTCGCCCATCGGGAAAAAGTCTCTGATACAAGCGTTTCCATCGCTCATTTCATAGTAGTGGAAAGCCTCAGCGAGCAACTCGCCGCCGACGCGAGCGATGCCAACAAGAGTTTCAGGCATCGTAGAACCCTCGCCGTAGAGGAGGTTGTTCAGTTCGTCGCGATTGTTGATGGTGATCATTTTCATTCCCTTTTCTTTATCGTTCCCTTTTCTCTTATATCGACATTATACCAACCCAAACTTTAATTGCAAGAGAATTCTTTCCTTACATTTTCGTAAGGTTCGCAGAGCAAATATCATGCCAATCCAAAAACTTGTCGTAAACCCTTACCACATAAGAACTTACATTCAGTTCGGCCGATCATACTCGCCCTAAGTCCTTACCCAGTATAAGGTTAGGGGGTTTTTCTGTTTTAATAGTCAATTTTTTTGAAGTCCCGGAAAACGCTGGGAGGTACATAAGCAGTAGGGAGCCCTATATATAATTGGCCAGTTTATTAGCCACTTATTTATTTATGACTCTCTCCCAAGCTATCGAAACTTGCTTCGATATTGGATCATAAACTTGAATGACTATATCATTTGCTCCTTTATGAAACCAGTTTCTATTCAACGGAACATTAAATCCGTGTCTGGCGCTACCCACTACTGGTATTAATGCTGGTCGATACTGATTAGCCCACTGACCAGATACTATTTTTCCATTAATCATTATTCTAACAAGAACCGGAGACGCCCCACTTCTTTCACTAAAAGCCCACCCAGAGATTCTATTCAATCTCAAATATCCAACATTCACCACCGGAGATGGAATAGTCACATGAGTAGCCGCTACATTACTCCATAATCCAGTGTGAGAATCTTTCGCCTCCACATTTATAATATGATCCCCTATGGTCAGTCCACCCAGATTTAAAACAAAAGACCCATCCACTCCCGTTAATACAGCAGCATTTTCGACATCATCTATTATTAATCTTACATAGATGCTAAAGTTAAGAGAATTAGGATCTTTAGCCCAACCCCCAATTGTTGTTAGATTCTGATATGTGATAGCTCCTATCGGTGACAGGTTACTATCATATGGCAAACCCAAAATATCTGCTACAGCAGCTGCCACATTCAACTTACCGTTAGTAGCAACCTTACCAAATAACTCTGGTATTTTATCAACACTACTAAAAATAGCATTTTTAATTTCAGAAATTGTTAACCCAGGCTTGATACTATCTAAAAGAGCCACAGTTCCCGCAACAAAAGGAGATGCCATACTAGTTCCTGCCATGTATGCATAATTATCATATGGTATTGTAGACAAAATACTAACTCCTGGAGCAGCAACATCCACACTATTTGCTCCATAATTAGAAAAACCCGCTAGATTCACTCCATCACTACTCAAAGCCCCCACACTTATAATATTATTACTATCATAACAACTAGGATATCTTGGATTAATATCGTTATTGCTTGCTTGATTACCAGCAGCTACCGTTAACACTACTCCAGCATCATTTAATTTGTTAATTTCATCATATAACATATTACTAAAACCAGTTCCCCCACCCCAACTAGCATTAGCCACCACTATATTTATATGATAAACATTTTTCATCATAACAATATAATCCATAGCCTGTATAGCTCCACCAGTATCTCCCACTCCCTTATCATCCATAAACTTTAAGCTCATCAAACTAACATTCCAATTAACCCCCGCAACCCCTACGCTGTTGTTTCCCTCTGCGCCAATTATGCCAGCCACATGAGTTCCATGTCCATATCTATCCTGAACATCATTGTTGTTATTAGCAAAATTCCATCCATGAACATCATCAATATATCCATTATGGTCATTATCTATACCGTCTCCAGGTATTTCACCCGGATTAGTCCAAACATTATTAATCAAATCTTTATTAGTAAGATCAACTCCACTATCAATAATAGCAACCACAACATCTTTAGAGCCAGTACCATACTTCCATGCTTGTTGGGCTGAGATACTTTGCAAACCCCATTGATCGTTAAATTTAGGATCATTAGGAGTTATGGATAATAATGTTTTATTCTCTAGAGACTCCGGACCAGTCAACTTCCATGCCTTTTTTGTCATTTGGCGTCCTACCTAAAAAAGAAAGAAAAGATTAAATCGTCCAACCCCCACTTTTACTAAACTTAGCAGGAAAATTTAGAAAAGCAATAGAGAATTTAATTATTCCACAGTCACGCTTTTGGCTAAATTTCTTGGTTTATCCACGTTGCAATCTCTTAAAACCGCCGAATGATAAGCAAACAGCTGAACTATAATGTTGCTTAGTAGTGGACACAAAGCATCAAGAGTATCAGGAATCTGAATTCCATAATCTCCTATATATTCATCTCCACTATATATCGTTATAATTTTGCCCCCACGAGCTTGTATCTCTTTAATGTTATTGAGTATCTTATCATACTGTTGTTTATTATTTGCCAGAACCATAACTGGCATCTTTTTGTCTATCAAAGCTATCGGCCCATGCTTCATTTCTGCAGCAGGATATCCTTCAGCGTGAACATAGCTTATTTCTTTTAATTTAAGAGCCCCCTCTAAAGCTATTGGAAAGTTATACTCTCGCCCCAGATACAAACAGTTCTTTGCCGTACTAAATTTTTGTGCTAATATTCTTATCTCATTATTTAATAATAATGTTTGATCCATAAGCTCAGATAAATCTTTAAGTCCCCCAATTAAAAGCTTTCGATAGTCTATATCCATTTTTTTGTAGGTTTTATATTGTTCCATCCATAAGGCTAATAAAATCAAACTCACTACCTGATTAGTAAAAGCTTTTGTACTTGCAACACCAATTTCCATTCCTGCCTTGGTATATATCCCAGCACCCGCCAATCTTGCCAAAGACGAATTTACCACATTACAAATTCCAATAATAACCGCCCCCTTATCTTTAGCCAATTCCATAGCATTTAATGTATCTGCAGTTTCCCCACTCTGGCTAATACCTATAACAATATCGCCCAATCCTATAGCTGGCTTTCGATATCGAAACTCGCTAGCATATTCCACACTAACCTTAATGCCAGTAAATTCTTCTATATAATACTTACCCATCAATGCAGAATGCCATGAAGATCCACAAGATATTATAGTTATATGCCTAGCCTGACTTAAAACATCTTCAAGCCCTACCAATCCCCCCAATTTTATTTTATATCCATGCAATCGCCCACCCAAGCAATCTTCAACCCTCTTTGGCTGCTCAAATATTTCCTTTAACATAAAATGATCATAATTCCCCTTCTCGATATCATATAGCTGATGCTCCAGCTTAGATATATTACAGGATGAAACCGCCCCCTCAATCATATTATACATACTTAAATTATCACCCACTCTACAAACAGTATTATCTTCCAAATAAACCAACCTATCTACATAATTAACTATTGCAATAGGATCACTAGCCACAAAATATTCCCCATCTTCTTTCCCCACCCCTATAACCAAAGGACTTCCTTTTCTAGCCACCACCAGCTTGTGTCTATTATCAAGCTTTCTATCCATGACTACGATAGCATAAGCCCCCACAACTCTCTCTAAGGCCAATTTAACCGCCTCAAATAAATCAGGAGTCCCACCCACTAGATAGTCATATATTAAATATAAGAGCACCTCAGAGTCAGTATCTGAAACGAACATGTACCCTTTTTCTTTTAACTCTTTTTTCAACGCCTCATAATTCTCAATAATCCCATTATGAACAATAGCTAAACGATCATCCATAGATACATGAGGATGAGCATTTCTTGAACAAGGCTTTCCATGAGTAGCCCATCTTGTATGACCAATTCCCGTATTAGTCTCAGTTTCAAAATCTATCCTATTATTAATCAAATCCCCCACACATCCAGCTTGCTTCTGCACAAATATCTTATCTCCAATAATATAAGCAACCCCAGCACTATCATAGCCCCTATACTCTAGTCTTTTCATTCCATCAAGCAAAAAGGGCAAGCATTTCTGCCTGCCCCTATATGCAACTATTCCACACATAAATCACCTCTTAATATCTATATACCCTATGAAGATCATAATAAATAATAGGAGTCACAGAGTACTCGACTCGTGGAACAATATATTCTTGAATAACTGGCCTAACTACTACTGGAACTACTACTGGTTGAACAATAACTGGAACATAATAATATCCAACAGGATAGTTTTGCTGAACCACCGGTGGAGAAACAACTTGTCGAACCATTGGTCTCCAGCAGCACTCAAAAGAAAAAGCTTCTGATGCTACTAATAGAACCAATGTAAAAACTGAGAATCTTAATAAATTCTTCATTTAGTCTCAGCCTCCCTGACTATTAATTTGAATGGTGCTATTCTTACGAGGACGACCACGCTCTTTCTTCAAATTCAACTTTCTTCGTTGACGCCTAATCATAGCAGTAGTAACATCCTGACCAACCATTTGAGACAATTCCTTAGCTAAAGTTTCATCATTCATGATTCGATGATTGTTATTGATAAAATCTGTTTCTGTATTTGTCCACTTTTTATAATTAGCCATATTTCCCGTTCCTTTTTGTAAATAGTAACAATTCCGATTTAGCCAAATATTGACTAAAAATTCGCCAACCTTATTATATTAAGTATTGGTTAGTTTCACGCAAGGAGAAAGATATGAGTATTCAAGATTTAAATCTGGCCAACTCAGTATTGGAAGTTAAAGCCTCCGGCAACATTCAGGATTTTCTACAAGACCTGAAGCTTCCAGAAGGCAAGAGTATAGCCGAATTACTACACGACAATACGGAACCTAATGGCACAGAAAAAAAAGACTCCTAAAGTATCAATCAAGAAAAATACTAAAAAACCAAAGAGTACCATCCCAAAGCATTCGCTGCCTAATGGAGTTACTGAAGAAGAATTTTTAAAAGTATTAGATAATATAGCTCGTCGATTAGGTCACCGATTCCGATTTGGATATCATGACTTTGATGACATGAAACAACAAGCGGCCATATTTGCCATAGAAGGTTTAGAAAAATATGATAATAGTCGCCCCCTAGAAAACTTTCTATGGACCCACGTAAGAAATCGGTTATTTAATTACAAACGAAACAACTACCAAAGACCAGACAAACCCTGCTTAACCTGTCCTCTTTTTGATAAAACATATCAATGTTCCCAAAATCAATGTTCCAAATATACCGATAAAGAAGAATGTGAACTATATAGCTCATGGAGCAATCGAAATGTTGCAAAGAAGAATATCATGCAGCCAACACACATTGAGCACGAAGTTCATTCTCATCATTTAGCTAATGATGATTTTACTAATTTGGTTCAAAATCAAGAGATTATCAAGTTTCTTGATGCTAATATCAAAAACGAGTTTAGAGAGAGTTATCTAAAACTAAAACATGGAACCAAAATTTCTAAACAATATCTGGTCAAACTCCAAAAACACATACTAGAACTAATGGAGAATTCAGAATGGCATCAGATGATACGCCAAGAAAACGAGGACAACTAAGCTTAGTTGAAGAGCAATTTATAAGAGAAAATTTTCCTTCTATGGAAATAGAGGAAATAGCAAAATCTCTTAACAGAAACTCTGCGCCCATTAAGCGTTACATAACTGAAAACCAATTAGTGGTTTCAGAAGATGAAAAAAATAATGTTGAATCTTTAAAACAAAAACTCCATACTAAAACCTTTTGGAGTGAAATTAAAAGACAATTTGATGATAGTACGGGCGAATTACAGTATTTTGAAGATACTTGGGTGGGGCTAATTAAGCAGTTCAGAGAAGACGTTTTACCAGCCGAAGAACTTCAGATCAAACAATTTATCACTATAGATATTCTTATTAACCGAAGCATGAAGGAGCGCAAGCGACACATAGCAGAAACTGATAAGCTACAACGTCTTGTTGATAAAGAATATGCTAAACCTGAAGTTGATAGAGATATTCCACGACTGGCTAATTTAGAAACCCAACTAAGTTTTGCTCGTAATAGTATTGCTAATTATACAAATGAATATACCAAGCTACTTAATGAGCAACAAAAAATTAGTAAAGATCTTAAGGCTACCAGAGAGCAAAGAATCAAAAGAATTGAAGACGGAAAAAGTTCTTGGTCGGGTTTAATAAGAATGCTAGAAGACGAAGAAATAAGAGAGAAAGAAGGAAGAGAAATGGAAATCCTTGCTCTTGCTACGGCTAAGTACAAGGAACGATTAGAGGGATATCATAATTATGAGGATAAAAAAGTAGATCGACCCATACTTACTCCGGAGAGCGTTTTAAGGGAAAACAATAATGAATAAAACAGCTATTATAACAGGAATAACAGGACAAGATGGATCTTATTTAGCAGAATATTTATTAAGCAAAGAGTACAGTGTTATAGGGCTCTATAGAAGAAGTAGTATTAACAATTGTGAAAGAGTTAATCATTTATTGGACTATGACAATTTTAGTTTACAGGAATTTGATTTGACTGATCCTAGTGACTGTTCACGAATTTTAGAAAAAGAGCAACCAGATGAACTATACAACTTGGCGGCCATGAGTCATGTTGCAACCAGTTTTCATCAGCCGTCTACAACATTTGAAATAGATACTATTGGAGTAATAAATCTACTAGAAGGCATAAGATCTCGATCTTCTCATACTAAATTCTATCAAGCTAGTACCAGCGAAATGTTTGGTAAAAATTATTCGATAGATAATAATGGAGAAAAATATCAGGATGAAGAGACTCCCTTAATCCCACAGAGTCCGTATGCAGTAGCCAAGCTAGCTAGTCATCGAATGCTACAAATATATCGTGATGCCTATGGGCTATATGCTTGTTCGGGAATCTTATTCAATCATGAAAGCCCACGACGAGGCGAAAACTTTGTTACGCGAAAAATTACTAAATATATAGGCAAATTAGTTAATAATAAGATATCAAAAAAGAATAAATTAAAACTAGGAAACATATCAGCTTCTAGAGATTGGGGACACGCTAAGGATTTCGTACAAGGAATGCATATGATGCTAGATAGCGATATTGCCGATGACTATGTTTTATGCACAGGGGAAACTCACACGGTACGGGATTTTCTAGAACTATCATTTAAAACAGTAGACTTAGACTATAAAGATCATATTGAGATAGATCCTGAATTATATAGGCCAGCAGAAGTTAATTATCTTAAGGGACGATGTGATAAGGTAAAGAAAGCTCTTGGTTGGATTCATCATACCTCATTTGAAGAACTGGTCAATGAAATGGTATCATACGATATAGCATTATCATCATGAGAAATTTTCAAGATCCATTATATAAGCAGTGGAGAAAAGAAGTATATAAAAGAGATAATCATCAATGTCAGTGGCCTAATTGTTCTATAAAAAAGAAATTGAATGCTCATCATATAAAAACTTGGGCAGAATATCCCGGCTTAAGATTTATTGTTGATAATGGAATAACATTATGCTACTTACATCATAAAATGATCAAAAATATGGAAGCTTTGTATGAAGGTGTATTCTTTAAAATCATTAGCGACAAAAAGAAACCCCCTAAGAACAAATGAATTTTTATGAAACATGAAAACTTTACTATTATTGTAGACACCAGGGAGCAGCAGCCTTGGACTTTTGATAATTATGCGACAGCTAAAAGAAAGCTAGATACTGGGGATTATAGTATAGAGGGTCTTGAGCATTTACTTGGAATTGAAAGAAAGAAAAGCGTAAGCGAGTTCGCTAATAATATTGTGGAAAGTCGTTTTAGTGATGTTGTCGAAAGATTAAGTCAGTTAAAATATGCTTTTATATTGTTCGAATTTCATTTAGAAGACGTTTTAATATATCCGGTGGGATCTACTGTTCCTAAAAAATGGTGGAATAACATTAAGGTGAGTCCCGCTTTTATTATGAAAAATATAATGGAATTACAGCTATTACATAATATTAAAATATGTTTTTGCGGATCAGCATCTAACGCAGAAAAAATGGCAGAGTACATACTTAAAAAGGTAGATCATCTTGAAAAGCTCCCAAAAACAGATATTTGAAAATGCTTGGCTAGGACTAGGCAACCTTGATGATCTTGAAATATCTAAGAATCTCATGATTCATAGATCCGAAAAAGACATAGAATTTCCAGATGCTCATTTATTAAGAATACTAAAAAATCCACACTATATTGGTTCAACATGCAAACTATTATTCAATATTGAATTGCACCCTATACAGATTGCTATTATTCAAGAATTTTGGATACGAGCATTTCCTATGTATATAGCTAGTCGCGGTTGGGGAAAGTCATTCTTATTAGCTCTATATTGTGTTTTAAAAATGACATTCTACCCTGGTACTAAAATAGTAGTAGTGGGCGCTGCTTTTCGACAGAGTAAGATTATCTTTGAATATATGGAGAACATATGGAGAACCAGTCCCATATTGCGCAGCATATTTAATGGAAATGATGATGGCCCAAGAAGAGACGTTGACCGATGTACTATTCGACTTGGTGATAGTTGGACAACGGCTATCCCTATGGGTGATGGAAGTAAGATTAGAGGTTTAAGAGCTCATATTATTATAGCGGACGAATTTGCATCCATATCTCCAGATATTTACGAAACAGTAGTGTCAGGCTTCGCGGCAGTTAGTGCCAGTCCAATACAAAATGTAAAAGAAGAAGCCAAAAAACAAGCCATGAAAGAAGCTGGAATTTGGAACGAAGAGCTAGAGCAGCTTCAATATAAGATGGGAAATCAAGCTATCATATCTGGCACGGCGGATTATGACTTTAAGCATTTTGCTAGCTATTGGAAAAGATATAAGGCAATTATAGAAAGTCAAGGAGATGAGCGTAAGCTTACAGAACTATTTAAGGGAGAAGTTCCTAGTAATTTTAATTGGAAAGATTATTCAATTATCAGAATGCCTTATGAGTTAATTCCAAAAGGATTCATGGACGATAAGCAAGTTAGTAGAGCACGAGCTACAATTCATAGCGGCATTTACAACATGGAATATGCAGCGTGTTTTGTTACAGATAGCGAAGGATTCTTTAGAAGAAGCTTGATAGAAGGATGTGTAACTTCAGACTCTAAGCCGATATTAATTGGAAGCAAAACAGTTTCATTTGATGCTATGGTTATTGGTGACCCAAAAGCTCAGTATGTCTATGGGATTGACCCGGCATCCGAACAAGATAATTTTAGTATCATTATCATAGAAACTCATCCGGACCATAACAGAATAGTATATTGCTGGACTACTAATCGTAGTAATTTTAAAGAAAGACTAAAAACAGGGTTGGTAAAAGACCATGATTTTTATGGATTCTGTTGTCGTAAGATCAGGAATCTAATGAAAATTTTCCCTTGTGCCCGTATAGGATTGGATGCTCAGGGTGGAGGTGTGGCGATAGAAGAAGCTCTACATGATCCCGCAAAGCTAGAAGATGGAGAAAATTTAATTTGGCCAATAATAGATCCAGATAAAAGTAAAGACACAGACGATCAGGCTGGCTTACATCTTATTGAATTGGTGCAGTTCGCCAAGGCGGACTGGACTGCCCAGGCCAATCACGGATTAAGAAAAGACTTAGAAGATAAAGTATTATTATTTCCCAGATTCGATAATTTAACTTTAGGATTAGCCCTAGAGAGAGAAGGAAAAGATATTCTTGAAAGCGAATTAAATCCAATTTATGATAGTTTAAGTGAATGCATCTTAGAAATTGAGGAACTAAAGAATGAGCTTACAACTATAGTAATGACCCAAACTAGTACTGGGCCGAATGCTAGGGATCGCTGGGATACTCCAGAGGTTAAAATGCCTAATGGTAAAAAAGGAAGATTGCGCAAAGATAGATACAGTTCATTATTAATTGCCAATATGATAGCCAGACAGATGACAAGAACACTCAAATCAATAGAATATGATGTGGTTGGAGGTAAAGCTAGTGAGATGGTATCCCATAACGGTCAAATGTATAAAGGACCAGAATGGTTTGTTAATGGCGCTAATGATGATATTTATACCGGTATTTATAGAGAATAAGTGTATATGATAAATATATCTTATCTAATCTAAATGCAATACTATTACTATTACAATTAAGATAAATTATGGCTAAAAAGAAAACCAAAGCAGATGTGATCCAAAACGCTAATACCATCCCCGAGGACGCATACGTTACATGGGGAGACGATTTGGCCAGTAAACAAGAAGCTTTGAAAAGATCTTCAGCCTCCCTAGACGAATTTACTCTAGTTCAAAAAGCAGAAGGTATGCGTCGATATGGGTTGGACTATTCCAATCTAGACGGAGTTACAGGTAGTCGCCCCGGATTTACTCGCACAGACTACGACTACTTTAGACCAGATGAAGCAGTACCTAAAAAATTAAAAGCTATTCTGCAAAGAGCAGAGGATATTTATCAAAGGGTTGGCTTAGTCAAAAATGTTATCGATCTTATGGGTGATTTCGCCACACAAGGTATAAGATTTTCTCATAGAAACAAAAGAATAGAAAGATTTTATAGAAGATGGTTTAAAAAAATAAATGGAAAAGATAGAAGCGAAAGATTTCTAAATAATCTTTATAAATCTGGTAATGTTATCATAGACAGAAGAACAGCCAAGATTAGCTTAAAGGTCACAGATAAACTATATCAAAGTTTAGGTGCTGCAGATTATCAAATTTCAGACATAGATAATATGCCAGTAGATAAAAGAGAAATTCCTTGGAGATATACCTTTATTGATCCTGTTTTTGTAGACGTTATAGCCGGTCCATTAGCTTCTTTTGTAGACAATAAGACATACGAGCTACAACTGCCCGGCAATTTAAGAAGTCAAATTAATTCCCCAAAAACAGATGCTGAAAAACAAATACTCGCAGGTCTTCCCAAAGAAATAATTGAAGCAGCGAAGACACAGCACGGATATCCACTTGATCCAAATAAAACTCTTGTATTTCATTACAAAAAAGATGACTGGCAAGCTTGGGCATTTCCAATGATATACGCTATTATGGATGATTTAACGGTAGTTGAAAAACTGAAGCTTGCTGATATGGCAGCCTTAGATGGTGCTGTTTCTAATATAAGAATTTTTAAGCTAGGTAATCTAGAGCATAAAATAGCACCAACGAAAGCAGCTACTGCTAAGCTAGCTCAGATATTAGGAAATAATACTGGTGGTGGCACTATGGATCTAATTTGGGGTCCTGATATTGAATTGTTAGAGTCGAACAGCAATGTCCATCAATTTTTAGGAGAAGGCAAATACATACCTCATATGAATGCTGTATATGCTGGTCTTGGAATTCCCCCCACATTGACTGGAACTTTCGGAGCAGCTGGTACTACAAATAATTTCATCTCACTAAAAACCCTAACACAAAGACTACAGTACGGAAGAGATGTTCTAATACAATTTTGGGAGAATGAAATTGCGATAGTACAGAAAGCTATGGGTTTTAAATATCCGGCAAAAATAGAATTTGATAGAATGGATCTTAGTGACGAGAATAGTGAAAAAGCATTATTAATTCAATTAGCAGATAGAAACCTTATTAGTGATGAGCTACTACAAACTAAATTTGGATTTGATCCAGATATGGAAAAGTCTAGACTAAATAGAGAAGGCAGAGAAAGAAAGAGTGATAGAATGGCAAGAAAAGCTGGGCCTTGGCATGATCCACAATTAGAAAACAGTTTAAAGAAAATAGCTCTACAAAGCGGAACTGTTACTCCTAGTCAAGTTGGACTAGAGTTAGACAAGAAAAAATCAGGAGAAAAAACTGCATTAGAACTAAAGACTCCTCCTTCTCCTCCTGTCGGTTCTCCCACGAAGTTGGCAAACGATTCGCAAGAATCGTTGCCCCAGGTGCCAGGACAGGGCAGACCGAAAATGTCAAAGGACACCGAACAGAGAAAAACAAAAGTTTTCAAGCCACAAACCGGAGCGAGCATAATGATTTGGGCTAGCAAGGCCCAAGATAAGATCAATGAGATAATCAATCCCATCTTGCTTGAGTTTTATAGCAAAAAAAATCTAAGGAGTTTAAGCTCAGTAGAATTCCAAGAAGCAGAAGAGACACGCGCCAAGATACTATTTAGTTTACAGCCAATGTCAAAGATAGATACGGAATCTGTAATAGCCGCATTCTCTGAGATCAACACACATGCAACACATGATAGAATCACAGAATATAAAAACTGGCTTAAGACTATCGAACAAACACTAGGTCAACCTCTTTCTGTTGAAGACCAAAAGCAGGCAAAGGCGTCTTTTTATAGCTTGGTGTATTCATCCTAAGAATAGGAGAAAAATATGAACATTTTTGAGCAAGAAAAACTTGACGGTCTTTCTGAAAAACTTCAAGCATCAGCATCCATATCATATGCTTGTGCTGTTAGTCCATCCCTAGATCATCATAAACATAATATTAAAGATATAAAAACATTGGCCTCTTTAAGCGATTCCGATTTATATTATGTTCAGTCTATTCTGGTTAGCTCTTCATGGAATAAAAATGACGATATTTTTGATAAAGAAGAAGTATGGGCAGCTAGAAATACTCCAGAAGATAAGCCCACCAATCTTGAGCATGATGAGGCTACTATAATTGGTCATATAACTTCTAACTGGCCAATTACAGAAGACGGCCATTTAATAGCTGAATCAACGCCGATAGAGAGTCTACCAGAAAAATACCACATCCTAACAGGCTCTGTAATATATAAAGCCTTTTCTAATATAGACCTAAAAGATAGAGCAGAAAAGCTAATAGCAGAAATTGAGAATGGCTCTAAGTATGTTAGTATGGAGTGCTTCTTTAAGAGTTTTGATTATGGACTAATTAATAAGATTAGTGGGGAATATAAAATATTACCTAGAAATGAAGCTACTGCATATTTAACAAAATTTTTAAGAGCATATGGTGGACAAGGTGAGCATGATAATTATAAGATAGGTAGAGTATTGAGAGAAATTACTTTTTCTGGTAAGGGTTTTGTTAATAAACCAGCTAATCCAGATAGCATAATTTTCACCAAAAATATGTTTGAGGAGCCAGTCATAAAAAATTCAACCGAAAATTTTGAAGATTTATCGATTGCGGGTGTATTTGATAATCAGACCAACCTTAATGTGGAGAATAACATTATGAATTTAGAAAATATTCAAGCAGAAGTAGCTGAACTTAAAACTAAAATTGAAGCTATGACAACTTCATCAGCTGAAGTAGTCAAGGAAGCTTATTCACTAGCCTCTGAGCTAAAAGACAAGGTAGCTGCTTTAGAGATGGAAATTAAAGCTAAAGAGCAGACCATCGCTGAGTTAACAGCTTCACAAGAAGCCGTTGCTGCAAAGAAGGAAGAAGCTACCAAGATGGAAGAAGAGATGATGGCTAAAAAAGACGAAGACATGAAGAAAACAAAGTCAGATCTTGAAGCGGCTCTTGAAACCATCGCTGGATACAAGGCCAAAGAAGAAGAGATGGTTAAAAAAGAGAAGAAGATGAAAAGAGCTTCTGCTTTAATGGAAAACGGTCTAGATGCTGATACAGCTAACGCTACAGCTGATAAGTTCGAAAGCATGGACGATGAAACATTTGCTGCTATGACATCTCTATTTGCTGGAAAGATGCCTCCATGGTTAGAGAAGATTAAAAAGAGAGATGACGAACAAGATAAAGAAGACGAAAAAGAAAAAGCAGCAAAGAAAGACAAAGAAGATAAAGAAGAAGAAGATGCTATGATGATGAAACGCAAAGCATCCGAAAAAGAAACTTCAGAAGATATAGTTGATGCCTCTGTTTTAGAAACAGCAGAAGTAGAAACTGGGGTTAATCTTGGTGTTGGCGGAGATGTCCATTCAGGCGTTGAAGCAACACGCGCAGCATTGGTAGAATTCGTTTCCAGCAGACTCGGTAAGAAACACTAATTACTATAGGGAGAATCTAAAATGGCTCTTAAACCACATCGTGTTGAATCATACACAGACGTTTCAAATTTCATGGACGCTGCTGCCGAAAGAGGTGGTATCGTAGTTCATGTTACTTCTGGTAGTGGATCATCTCTTGATGACGGCGGTGCTACTGTTGCATACCCAACAGGCACACCTTCCGGCACCAAGCCAGCCGGTCTATTACTAAATGACGTTGTCAGTTATGACCTAACTAGACAGCATCTAAACTGGTACCGTGACGAGGTTCCTGTAGGTTCGAAGGTAACTGTCCTTCGTCAGGGACAAGTTGTTACAAATATGGTAGCTGCCGTTTCTCCAACCGCCGGTGCTGATGCCTACTATGACGGTAGTGGTAATCTCACTACAGTTAGTACAAACAGCACAAAAGTTGGAAGATTCCTTGGTAGCAAAGATGCCGATGGTTACGTCAAAGTAGATATCAATATCACCTGATAATGGAGAAAACTAAACATGTCAGCTAAAACTCAGAAATTTCAGCCTACACCAGAATTAACAGACCTACTTGTTCGTTCTGGTTCACAGAATCGTGAAGTAGCTCTAGCAGCTAATGCAGAATTTGCAAAAGCTCTTGAGCTTCCATTGAGAAAAGGTTTACTCAGTGGTGATATTCTTGATGGCATCTTCGAGCCAGTTAAGCTTGCTCAAGGAGCTACTCCAGAGTTCCCATTGGACTTCCTTGCTCCTGGAACAGAAAAAGACTTTGTGGCATATACCATTCCAAACCATGGTTATATTCCAGAACGTCATGTTGAGAGTGATTACGTCATGGTGCCAGTATATGATATTGGTTCCAGTATTGACTATCTTCTCAAGTATGCTCGTGATGCTCGCTGGGACGTTGTTGGTCGCGCTATGGAAGTGCTAGAAGGTTCATTCGTCAAGAAGATGAATGATGACGGATGGCACACTCTATTAGCTGCTGGTGTTGATCGTAATATCGTTGTTTTCGACAGCGATGCTGCCAACAACCAGTTCACCAAGCGTCTAGTTAGTCTCATGAAGACAGTGATGCGTAGAAATGCTGGTGGTAACTCGGCTAGTAATAACCGTGGTATCCTAACAGATCTTTATGTTTCACCAGAAAGCATGGAAGATATCCGTAACTGGGGTATCGATCAAATCGACGAAACAACTCGTCGTGAGATCTATACTGCTGCTGACGGCACACTAAACCGTGTCTTCGGTGTTAATCTTCATGATCTAGACGAACTAGGTGTCGGCCAAGAGTACCAACTATTCTATAGTAATGTACTCAACGGTTCGCTACCCGGTAGCAAGAGTGAAATTGTTGTTGGTCTTGACCAGCGCAAGAGTGATAGCTTCATTATGCCAGTTCGTGAAGAAGTTCAAATCTTCGAAGATGAGACACTACATCGTCAGAAGAGAGCAGGCTTTTACGGATGGGCTGAGCTAGGCTTTGCCGTTCTAGACAACCGCAGAGTTCTACTCGGCGCTCTCTAATCAGATCGTTATCATAATTTGATAAAGAAGTAAGGGCTGGGCTTAAAACCCCGGCCCTTCTTTTTTTTGCTAACTCCTTATCTTCTGCTATAAGGTGTATATCTATCTAAGTATGGGTAGATAAATATATTTACAATAACATTATAGGCTAATTACTATGCCAGCAAGTAAATATGACTTCTCTATAGAACAGGGAACCTCATTTAAACTTTCGTTGATATATAAAGATAGTAATAATAATCCCATAGACATAACTAATTGGTGTGCTAGACTAATTTGGAAAACAGAAGATGAAGTAACCCAAATTTTTTCTACCACAAATATGGATCATGGTATCTATAAATTTCAAATAATTGGAGCTGATGGGAAATTACTATTACAACTTCCAGCCCATACCACCAACGGATTTATCTTTAATAAGGCTAAATATGACCTTGAATTAGAAAGCCCAGACGATATGTATACCGGAGGAGGAAAAGAAATTATTAGACTAATATTTGGAACAGTTAAAATTACACACAGATTTAGTGAAGATAACTCTTTATTGGATTGTCACACATGAATGACTTTACAGTAGTTGTTGAAAATATAGAACCTAATATTATATCTATAGAAACTAGTTTTATAGATAATATAGGAATAGTAGAAATTGAAAGATTTTCATCTTCTAGTGTAAATATATTAAGTGCTAGTGCTATTATTAATGTTAGTGATTTGCCAGATATTCCTTTTAGTAAAATTATTGGTAGTCTTGACGTTAGTAGGATTGATAATTTAGACAACTATCTTGATGAATACTCTTTTGATTGCGGAACACCCTAATTAACATTCAAAATTCTTTAACCATTAGAAAATAATCGGAGAATACTATGCCAGCTCAAACAAAGATTCAGATTCGTCGCGGAACAACAGCAGAGTGGTTGGCATCGATAGATGCTCTTTCTCAGGGAGAGCTCGGATACGATCTAAGTCTGAAAAAGTTTAAGGTTGGTGATGGTACTAGTCTATGGAGCAGTTTACCATGGGCAACTATTATAGGAAGCGATTTAGTAGGCTCTAGTGGAATCAATATCTCTTACGCAGCTGGAAGCGGTATTGCTACAGTATCAGTTACGGGTTTAACTTCTAGTTATTTAAGCGATTTTTCTAGTGCTGTAAGCGGACTACTACCAGTTAAGAGTATTATAGCCGGAAATAATATTACTGTATCTCCTACTGGAGATAATGGTTTTGTTATTAGTTCTCCAGTAAATGAGAATACAGTTAAAGATATCATCGGTTCTACCATTACTGGGGTAAGTGGTATAGCTTTTAGTTATGATAATGTCGGGAAGACAGCTACTATTAGTTTAAGTGATCCTAGTATACAACTAAATGATATTACGGATCTTACTTCTAATGCTAGAACGTTCTTGAGCACACCAAGTAGTAGCAATCTAAAAACACTAGTTACTGATGAAACTGGTGGTGGGGCATTAGTATTTGCTAGTGGAGCAACACTAACTAATGTTACATTATCTGGTAGCGTAACAGTAGGTTCGGATAGCCTAGCCGAGACCATTGATGATAGGGTTGCTAATCTAGTAACTGCAAGTTCTGGTATTGGTGTTAGCTATAACGATGCGGCTAACACTCTGCAGGTATCGATAACTGGTATTCCAACTTCTTTAATTACCAACTTTGCTAGTGGCGTTAATGCTCTTATTGATAATGCTGTCAGCGCAAGTATTGTTGGTGGTAGCGGCGTTGATATTGTGTATAGCAGCGGAACCAATACCCTTACCATCAGTAGTGCTTTAACGGCAGGTAGTGGAATAGCTTTAACTCATAATAGTGGTAATTATGTTGTTAGCCTAAGCGATCCTACAGTTCAACTAGTTGATGTTACTGATTTGTCGGCTAATGCTAGAAGCTTTTTACTAACACCAAGTAGCAATAATCTTTCAGCCCTTGTTACTGACGAAACCGGATCGGGGAATTTAGTATTTTCTAATAGTCCTACACTTGTTTCTCCAAACATTGGAGTAGCAACAGGTACGTCATTTAATAGTATTACTGGTTTAAGCAGTTCAACTCCATTAATGGATAGTACCGCAGCCGTAGGTACTGCTACAACAGCAGCTCGCGCTGATCACGTTCATCCAACAGATACTAGTCGCGCTGCTGTGGCAGGAAATTTAGCCCAGTTTGCTTCGACAACATCTTCACAACTAGCCGGGGTTATTAGTGATGAAACTGGTAGTGGACTACTGGTTTTTAATAATAGTCCAACATTAGTTAATCCTACTTTAGGAGCAGCAACTGCTACCTCGGTAAATAAAGTCACAATCACGGCTCCAGCAAATGGATCTACATTAACTGTTGCTGATGGAAAAACTCTTACTGCTAATAATACTTTAACATTTAGTGGTACAGATTCTAGTTCTGTCTCTTTTGGAGCAGGTGGAACAGTACTGTATACAAGCAATAAGTTAAATGCCTTATCGTCTACCACTTCGTCTGAACTAGCCGGAGTTATTAGTGATGAAACAGGAACAGGATCGCTAGTATTTGCAAATAACCCCACAATGAGTGGAGTTACTGTTAACGGTAATCTTACTGTTAGTGGTAGTGGATTAGTTGCTAGTAATATTAATGATTTTAATACTGCTGTAAGAACTAACCGTTTGGATCAAATGTCCGCTCCGTCAGCTGACGTATCCTTTAATAGTGTTAAGATCACTAGCTTGGCAGATCCAGTTAGTGCCCAGGACGCTGCTACAAAAGCATACGTTGATGCTGCACGAATGGGTCTTGATGTTAAAGCAAGTGTTAGAGTTGCTACAACAGAGAATATAACAAGATCTGGCACACAAACTATTGATGGTGTGGTGCTTGTGGCTGGTGATAGAGTATTGGTAAAGAATCAGAGTACTGGTAGTCAAAACGGTATCTATGAGGTAGCTGCTGGATCTTGGAATAGAGCATCTGATGCTGATAGTAGTTCAGAAGTTACAGCAGGAATGTTCACTTTCGTATCTGAGGGTACCGCTAATGCTGATAGTGGATGGGTACTAACTACTAATGACGAGATAGTTCTGGGCACCACCTCACTAGTATTTGCTCAATTTTCTGGTGCTGGCCAGATAACTGCTGGTGCTGGTTTAACAAAGAATGGTAATACTATAGATGCTGTTGGTACGGCTGGTCGTATAGTTGTTAACGCTGATAGTATTGATCTTGATACTGTGAGTCAAACAGATGGCAGTGGTTCATCTGGTACTAGTTTTGTACAGAGTGTAACAAGAGACTCTTATGGACGAGTAACAGGAGTAACAACAGCCTCGGTACAAGATGCCTCAACATCGGCTAAGGGAATAGCTAGTTTTGATAGTGGAGATTTTAGTGTCTCTTCTGGATCTGTTAGCATCAAGACTAGCGGTGTTGATAATTCTCAGTTAGTTAATAGTTCTGTTACAATTGGTTCAACATCAGTTAGTCTTGGCGGAACTATTACAGCTGTATCAGGACTAAGTAGTGTGTCTAGCACATCATTTGTTGGCAACTTGACAGGTACTGCTACTAATGCCAATAATGTTGAAGTTGATCTTAGTACAAGCAATGTAAATAATCTTGTGTTTGTTAATGGTACTGATGGCAATCTTAAGCCAAGTGTTAATAACAACTTAAGATTTGATGCTGCTAATAATCAGCTATTGGGTTCGTCAAATACAACACCAGCTACAACACTAAAATACTTTATTATTGATGGCGGAACACCATAATTAAGTCTATTGTCAATTTTTTATATTTTTTTTGATATAAATCTAATTTAACTCTTTATTTTTGAAATAGGCATTATAACATGAGCAGCAGCAGAGGCAAATTTTTTATAGTTAATGGCCAAGCCAAAACCAATCCGCCAAAACCACCATCTCCGCCGGTATCAAGTTTACCGTCAATGACTATTGGAGGCGGTGGTGACCCTCATATGTATATGACCCTTAGTTCTTTAGATAGTAAAAAGAGAACAGTAACAAAAACAATTGCAACATGGGATGATAATAAACAAGGAACATCTGGAAATAATGAGCTAAAATTAATAGATTTACAAACAACCACACATTCTGTTAAGATTTTCTATACTAATAGAATATGGACACAACCTATGCTTAATGGAGCTAAGGTTATTGCTAATATTAGGGTAGAAATTAACGGAGTATCTACTACTTATACCAATACAGCAAAAGTGACAGCAGGTCCGATATCTCTTAGTATAATTAAATTCTCAGAAGGAGGAGGACATATCAGTTTTGAGGCTAGTTGGAGCACTATAAATAATGTTGTAAAATTAGGCGGAGCAATAACTGTTATTCTTAAAAGAGTAACAGCTAATAATGGAAATCGATGGAGTGGAGGATCTGGTCGATACGTTGATGGTTTTAGTGTAGCTGGTGCTCCTTACGGTTTGAATAGAAGTAGCTTTGAAACCGGAATTGGAATTCAAAGTGTAGAAGAAGAATTGGTATTATCAGCAGATGAAGCCAATTTTTTAGAAATTGCTAGAGATAACTTTGTGCAGGAAAGTAATATTTTTGATGATTTTAATGACGAAAATAATACTCCTGTTGCTGAATGGGATGAAACTACAACAGAAGTATTACAGGTTTTAGATAATCCTATTGGTTTAGAAGGAGTTGTTGATCAGATAGTTGGTTCAGGCACAACAACGACTACTACTTCAACTACCACAACAACCGCTAGCCCCACTCAGTGCGGAAACAGTGCAGACTGTTGTAAATTTGAAAACTTTAGCGCACCAGAAGATGCTATTCCTGTTGATTCAGGCTGGTATACTGACTATGCCTATGGAACTTTTCTTGGTTGGATGAAATCAGTTCCTTGCAATCAGGCGCTGTCTGGCGGTTCGCAGGGCCTAGGATACATAAACTTTACATATACAATCCCAGGTGGCGGAACGACCACAACCACTGCGGATAATTATGGAAACGGCTCCACTTGTTGTAATGGAAAATGCTGTCCACTGACCGGCTTAGGATTAGAGGTTCAAGAGTGTTGTTCTCCAACCACAACCACCACAACCACCACAACCACCACTACTAGCACTACAACTACTACCACAACGACAGTAGAGCCGACAACAACGACAACCACCACGGCTGCTCCGGGCGATCCATACTTTTCGTTAGTGCAACTGCTTCTTCACGGAGATGGTGATTTTACGGATTCTTCGTCCTACGGAAGAACAGTTTCTGGCTACAGAAATCAACGAGTCACGGCCGACGGTACCCCGAAATTTGGGTCGGCATCGCTCAAGTTTCCAAGCGGCAGTGGCCCCAGTGGCCTATCTGCTCCGATCTCGCCCTTTTCGGGCGATTGGACCGTTGAGTGTTGGGTTCTTTTTGACTCACTCGGCGGGTGCATTTTTAGCACGCCGGGGCCGTGGGGAGCTCTCGGGCATGAGCTTAGGTTTTCGGGCAGTACAGTACAGTTATGGGTCGGTAATAACTATATCGGTCAAGCCTCCACATCCGCCACAACAGGACAGTGGTATCACATCGCAGTCGTGCAAGAAGGTAGCACCGCTAGTGTGTATTTCGATGGAAGTCGCGTCTTGACGGGAGCGTCGTCTGGATCATACAACTGGAACACTTTCTTAATTGGATTATCAGGCAGTGATTTAATGCTATCAGGCCAGATAGACGAATTCCGCGTGACTACGGCCGTTCGCTACTCAGGTCCGACGCTTACCGTCCCATCTGCAGCATTTTTAAATACTGGCCCAACGTCAGCACCCACCACCACTACCACCACCACAACTGCTGCGCCAAATAGCAACCTCAGTTTGCTACTGCACTGCGAAGGCAGCGACAGCACATTTGTAGACTCCAGCCCACTGGCGAATACGCTTACTACCAGCGGCCAATACGGATGGCCACCCACGCAGAGCACTAACTATGCAAAGTTTGGTAGTAAATCAGTAACCTCTGTTTATACCGGGGTGCTTTCGACCAACAGGTCTTCGGCGTTTGGCTTTGGAACTGGAGATTTTACAATTGAATTTTTTTGGTATCGCACTTCAACGCAAGGAAACTGTAATTGGAATTGCTCCTTTTTGCGATTAGGTGAGGGCTGGCGAGAAGACGGCTTGCCTGACCTCGGCTTAAACGCCGGTTACGAAGGACCAAGCAGCGGTAGCAATAAGACCAAAGTGAGCTATGGCTCGGTATCTTATGATGACGCAATCTACGGTTTTGGCCCAACCGTAACTACCGGTGAATGGCACCACCTAGCTATGAGTCGCGTAAGCGGCACACTGCACATTTATTACGACGGCACACGAATTTTCAGCAAAGCCGACACCTCAAACTACGGCTCGTCGCGTTCGTTTGAATTGTCCGCTGCTAACGAAATGTATTTTGATGAAATCCGCGTCACGAAGGGTGTCGGTCTATACTCGACCGAGACGATCACGGTTCCCACGGCTGCGTTCCCCGATCCCGGCGGCGCTACGCCCACAACAACCACCACGGCCGCTCCGACTACAACCACAACCACAACAACGACAGCAGAACCTACAACCACAACCACAACGGCTGCGCCGTGTGGAACGTGCGGCTGGACTTATAGGGCGGGGAGAATACCCAACCCGGGCCCAAGAGGTTGGTTTATATCTATGGACAATTGTGCAACAGGTTGTACTTGCGACGGCGGCAGTGCTCCAAATTATGAGGGTTATCCAGGCGAATACGTCGTGGTAGATTGCAGTCTTTATTATTGAAATGGAATACACAAAATGAAAAATGGCAAATTCTTTATAGTAAATGGTCAAGCCAAAACCAATCCACCAAAACCACCATCTCCCGCACTATCTGTCTTGCCAGGAATGACAGTTGGAGCTTGGGGAGATCCTCACTTTTATATTACTACTAGTTCTGTAGATTATAAAAATAGAGTAAAGACTAAAAAGATAGCTCAATGGGGAGATAATAAATCAGGAATATCAGGAAATAATGAACTCCAATTATTAGATTTGACAACATCAACACATAGTATAAAAATTTATTATACAAACAAGGCTTATGGTAGTGCTAAGATTATTGATACTATAAGAGTAAATTATAATACTGTTTCTACAACATATAACTCTACAACCAAATTAACTCTTGGTCCAGTAACTCTAAATATTTTGAAAAATGGAACTGGGGCAAATGCTTATCTTTCTTTTGAAATGAGTTGGTCTAGTATTAATAATGTAGTTAAATTAGGTGGTGCTATTGTGCCTATTCTTAAAAGAGTTGCCAATAATAATGGAGTTTTATGGAATGGTGGAGATGGAGCAACTTGGGATGGTTTTGGGAAAGTATTAGCTTTTTATGGCTTAACTAGAAGTAGTTTTGAGACAGGGATTGGAATCCAAAGTTCACAAGAAGATTTAGTATTAACATCAGATGAAGCAAATTTTATAGCAACAGCAACAGAAAACTTTACTCAAAATAGTAGTATTTTTGATAATTTACAAAATCTTGGAGAAAATGGAGAGGGTAACAATGCTGCTATTGGAGACTGGGATGCTACTCATGCTGAGATTTTACCTGTGTTATCTGATCCTGCAGGATTAGAGGGGGTTGTAGATCAGATAGTTAGTTCAGGAACAACTACGACAACTACAACGACAACCACGGCTGCTCCGACAACTACAACAACCACAACCACTACGGCTGCGCCGACAACTACCACAACCACAACCACTACGGCTGCGCCGACAACTACCACAACCACAACCACTACGGCTGCGCCGACAACTACCACAACCACAACCACT